TCCACATCCACTGCACTAGCATAGATATCCACGGTGGCTCCCACTGTTGGGGATGCATTAGCTGTCTTGATAGGATTAACCTGTTGTATAACAATCTGTCCCAATTGCGACAAAAATTCTGTCGATAATTGGTCAGTCATACCTATATAAGGAGTCGGCCAAACGTACGGAATTATCATTTCGTACGTCATATTATCACCGGGATTTAGAAACATGGTATTATCTAACTGAGATAAATGAGTGGTATCAAAAGCGCTGCCTGACAGAATGTCTAATGGCTGACCAAAATCCGATCGTAATGAAGCATCTGCAAGCGGATAATAGTACACACCCAACATGCCGTAAATGAAGGGAGTAGCATTTATCACTATACGTATCTTCATCTTGCAACGAATGTATGAATAATTATTCAACTTGTATTGCACATTAGGCTGGGTGAAGAATTCCTGCCACGGATTGACTCTAGTGAACGAGTATTGTACATCGGATGTTGCCAAGGAATAACGTTTGATTAATATGGGTCGAGCAAAGAAATCAGCCAAACCAATATCTACGCCATGTTTCAACGTATTTTGATTTGTATCATGCATAGTCTCCTTTTCCTCGAATTTTGAATCAATAAACGTTGTGGTAACATTGCCACTCACATGACTCTCATCTCCAACCTCATCTTTCTGCACATCAGCTTGGTGGGGCAGTAATATCACATGCGCATCCCAGCATGTTAGGGAGCTGCTCAATAAAGGAGCAACCTCACTTATAGATTTCTTGTTAATAGTTTGATTAGCGAGAGTTAATTTAAAGCTCTGCATACTCTCATAAACAGAGCCGCTGTGATTGTAAAGTTGGGAAGTGTCCAATAAACCCTCGCCTAAACAGGCGCTTTGGGGGACGCCCAGGAACACTTCAGCATCAACCCACGCTGCCTCCGCATCACAATCATGCGCGGTGGCCAGTAACTGTTGATACTGGATTTTGGTTTTCTCCTCAGAGGGGACAGTTATATCTCTG